GGCCTTTGTAAAATTAGAAACTGGTTCAGCAGAAGACTGGCGTGTAAAATTAAATGCAAATTTTGGTCTGTTTGGTAGTGCATTCAGTCGACTTTCTGCTACAGGCGGTTTTGTTTGGCCCTATCTTCCGTCAATTACTGTATCCTCAAAAGCCAACTATACTCAAATAGATCCAACGCATAACCTACAACCGTTCTATGCTTACAAAAACAGTCAAATAGATGATATCACTATCTCCGGAGAGTTTTCTGTTGAAAGTGAATTAGATGCTGGTTATTGGATTGAAGGCACTACTTTTTTAAAAACAGCCACTAGGATGTTTTATGGTACAGGGCCTAATCAAGGAAACCCTCCAATAATTTGTAATCTATCAGGGTATGGTGCTAGGGTGTTTTCTGGTGTACCGGTTATAGTAAAAAGTTTTACAGTAGATTTTAAAGATGATGTATCTTATATAAAATACACTAAAGGTGGCGCACCTACATGGGTGCCTGCAATGAGCACAATATCTGTGACAGTTTCTCCAATCTATAATCGAACACGATTGAGACAATTTAATCTTACACAATATGCCAACGGAAATATTGTAGCAGGTCAAGGATTCATCTAATATGGCCAAATATCAAAAAGTATCTCCCTATTATAATACTCCACAGAACAATTTGTATCTAGACCTGTTGGCTATTCGACCCGTGCCTGCTGAAGCAGACGACTATCAATATACCATTGAAAATCAATACAAACATAGACCTGATTTATTAGCGTTTGATCTATACGGCAATGCTCAACTTTGGTGGGTATTTGTACAACGTAATATGGAAACAATCAAAGATCCAATATATGATTTTGCTCCCGGAACAGTAATTTACTGTCCAAAGAAATCAAATATAGAAAGATTTATTGGAATTTAATATGCCTGATTTTAGGAATATAGGACAGGCAATCGGTCAAGCTACTAGTGCAATATCTCAAATTGCATCAACATCTAATCTAGCCATTGGCACTGTTAAGAATATCACTAAGTCTATCAGCGACTCGGCAGCTACATTTAATGTGTCTAAAATTGCTGACGTAGTTTCTAATCCTGGATTAACTCCTTTATTAAAAGCATTTGGAGCAATTAAACCTCCAGCAGGCGGCCCGCCATATGATAATGTGCTAGAACAATTTGCATCGTATACTCCTCTATGGACTTTGTGCTGCTTAACACCAAATCAATTTAATGATCCTAGAACCTACAGGGGTTCTCCTGCCGCACTACAGAATATTGTAATTTCGTCTGGTGGACGACAGGATAAACAACGAGTAAACACAGCCTACGGAGCTCCGGAGTATTATATTGACAATGTCACAATGGCTACGTCTCTTGGCGGTACTGCTAATGCTGGAAATACCAACGTCACTGGATTTAAGTTTGAAGTATTCGAACCTTATTCACTAGGTTTATTCCTACAAAGTCTACAAGCGGCAGCTATAAATGCAGGATACCCTACCTATCTAAATGATTGTCCATACCTTCTTAAACTTGAAATAAAGGGATCTAAAGATGACGGGTCTATGTATGCAGGAAAAGATGAATTAACAAAATATTTTACAATTAAGATTACTAAGATTGAATTTAAAGTTGACGAAGCAGGCAGCAGATACAACGTAGAAGCTTCTCCTATGCACCATACTGGATTTAGTGATCTTGTTAATGTGTTTCCTAATGACATGAATGCTACAGGCATGACAGTTAGCGAGGTGTTGATTTCTGGACCTCAGAGTATATGCAGTGAACTTAATAAAATACAATTACAAAGAGTAGCAGATGGGCAGGCAATTTATCCAGACCTTTACGAGGTAGTATTTCCTTTTAACGAAAGTGATAAGGTTGGCTTAGATGGCGGAACTTCTACCGAAGTGTTAAAAGCCATGGCCGACCCTAAGGCTCAAAAAACTCAAAAGATTGACACTGCTAGACGAGAATCACAAGCCGAATCGTTTGGATTTGGAGCCATCGGAAAAGCCAGTATGGGATTTTCAGAAACATCTGGCGGTAATTATAATTTTAAATTGGCAGGGGATGTAGTTGACGAGCAGGGAAATATAGTAAGAGACAACATGACTATTGATCCTAAACAGAGAGCTGTAAATTTTCCTCAAGGTACAAAAATTACAGAAGCCATTGTTCGAGTGCTACTTTCTTCGGAGTATTGTGTTAAAGCGGTTAAAGGAGAAAATATCAAAGACGGCGAAGTTGATTGGTTCAGAATTGATGTGCAAATTCAACTTTTAGATTTTGATTCTAAGCGTAATGTAAGAGCAAAAAAATACATCTATAGAGTTGTACCCTTCAAAGTCAGTGCAGCAGTGTTTTCAAATTCAACTAGTGCTACTGCTGGTGAAGCAAAATTACAACAAATCATAGCTAAACGCTATGACTATTTGTATACAGGCCAGAACAACAATATTTTAAAATTTGATTTACAATTTAATGGACAGTTTTTCACAGCTATTTCTCCAACACCTTTACAAAATAATGATAAAATTGCCAACAAGGATCAACAGAATACCAATGATGAAAAAACTTCTAAGGCAGAAATAAAAGAAGGCGATGCTCCTACTAGTGCGACTTCTGTAAATGGCTCAGCACCAGTGAAGCCGCATCCGTTGTTATCGTTTGCTTCAGCTACTGGAGAGAAGACAGTTGAGCAAATGGTAGCCGATAACTTTAACCAATCGTTTACTAGATCTATGGATATGATAGATGTAAAAATGGATATATTGGGTGATCTTTACTTTTTATCGGACAGCGGAATTAACTCGAATTATCTTGCAGAATATGGACCTAACAGTCAAATAAAAGCAGACGGTGCAATGAATTGGGAAGGCAGTGAAATTTTTATCTATATTACATGGCGTAATCCAGTTGAGCCCAACTTAGGAACTACCGGAAAAGGCGGCCTATACAATTTTCCCAACAGCGGCAAACCTACACCGTTTAGTGGTATCTATAAAGTGAAATCCGTAGAGAATAAATTCTCAGGAGGGGTATTTACACAAACATTAGACTTAGCCCGTCAACCTTTTCAGTCTATTGATTATGAAGGTCAAGTTAAGATTGCTGGAGAAAACAGTGTTATGTACGATACAACAAAAGAAGAGAAACCTAAAGGCATTCCCGGAGAAGAAGCTGCCGCTGCCGGAACAGGAAGAACTATTAACATTGACCTTAGAGCCGAGCAACAAGAAGCTAGAGTATCAGCTTATCTACAGGCACGTGCCTCTGGTCAAAGCGAAGAACAAGCACAAAACATATCAGCAACTGTTGGTAATAATGTAGGTGCGGCAGCATTAGCCCGCATTAAAATATAATGACAAACATAAAAACAAGTAGTTAACAAGGACATAACATGGCACAAGAAAAACGTTCACCAGAAAGGCCAGGAGGCAAAAAATTACCTGTTGGCATTTTGTTGGCTAAAGTTGTAAGCTACTTAGATCCATCGTTCATGTGCGGATTAGAAGTTACCTTGCTTAGAGAAAACGGAAATGACATTGGAGACACTGGACAATCATATCCGGTAAAGTACGCTAGCCCTTTTTATGGTATTACTGCCTATGAAAACATGGGTCTTAATTTAACTGATTTTCACGATACTCAACAGGCCTATGGCATGTGGTTTCCTACAGTGGAAATAGGAACTACAGTTTTAGTGGCTTTTATCAATGGTGAAGTATCAGAAGGATACTTTATAGGATGTATTCCTAGTAGATTTATGAATCAAATGATGCCGGCAATTAGCGGAGCATCTGAGTTTGCAGCAACGCCTGAACAAAAAAAGAAATACGATACAACACAACCGTTACCTGTAGCGGAAATGAACAGGAAAGCAAACACGCTTGAAAAAGGCACCAATACTGAAAAAATTAAAAAAGCCATACATCCTATTGCTGATAGATTTCTTAAACAGGGCCTCTTAGAAGATGATGTCCGCGGAGTTACTACTTCTAGTAGTAGACGTATGATTCCTAATTCAGTGTTTGGTATCAGCACCCCCGGACCGTTTGACCGCAGCACAAATGCTAAGAAACAATTTATTGGTAGCTCTCAAAGCAAAAGTCCTGTGCAATTACCTGCAAGTAGACTAGGTGGGACTACCCTAGTAATGGATGACGGCGACGATCGATATATTAGAAAAACGCCTGCAGGCGAAGGCCCTGTGTCATATGCTGATGTTAGCAAGAAAGAAAAAGGCAACGTCGATATTCCTTACAACGAATATGTTAGAATACGAACACGTACTGGACATCAACTGTTGATGCACAATAGTGAAGATTTGATCTACATTGGAAATTCTAAAGGTACTACATGGATAGAATTAACCAGCAACGGTAAAATTGACATCTATGCCGAAGACAGCATCTCCATCCATACTGAAAACGATTTAAATTTTAGAGCCGACAGAGACATTAATTTTGAAGCAGGTAGAAATGTTAACATAAAAGCTGCCGGTGGAAAAATGCAATTAGAATCAGTTGGAAGCGTGAATATAATTGCTGCCGCTGACGGTAAAATTACTGTAGGAGCTGGATTTGATCTAGTGTCCGGATCGGGTACCAAGTTATCTTCAGGCGGAGCAACTAACATTAAATCATCAGGTACCAATATTGACGGCGGTAATATTAATTTAAATTCCGGACTAGCAGTAGCAGCAGCACCTGCCTCGCCACTGAAAACACACGTTAATCCTAAAACTAGTTCTAGCGGACAGTGGGGCAATAAAAAACGATATCAAACAGGAACTGCAACAAGTATAATGAAACGGATACCAATGCACGAACCGTGGACATTGCATGAAAACCAAGCTCCAAAACAATTAACGCCAACCAACACTGATAGGGAAACATAAAAATGGCAAAAATATATAATAAAAAATCAGTAGCGTCGATGACTGCTAGTGCTGGAAACGCCAATACTTCTGCATTTACCTATAAAGGATTTAGTTCTCAAGAATCAAAATCATCTTTTAAACTCAACGATATTGCTTTAGTAAAACAGGACATTATCAATCATTTTTATATTCGTAAAGGTGAGAAATTAATGAATCCAGACTTTGGAACAGTTATTTGGGATTTGTTATTTGAACAATTCACAGAAGAAGTAAAAAAATTAATTACAGAAGATGTTGAACAAATTATTAACTACGATCCTAGGATTGCTATCAACGGAGTGTTAATTGACAGCACTGATATGGGAATTAGAATAGAAGCAGATATAACATATATTCCTTTTAACATCAACGAACGCATGTCCTTTAACTTCGATAGAGAAAATAAACTTATAAACTGACCACTTTATTTTTTAGTTAAATACACGATAGGATAGAAAAATATGACCACAACCTCTAGACAAAATAACTTAATCTTAAATGAAGATTGGACTAGAATCTATCAGACTTTCAAAAGTGCTGACTTCAAAAGCTACGACTTTGAAAATCTTCGTAGAGTTATTATTGCCTATTTCCGTGAAAACTATCCTGAAGATTTTAACGACTACATTGAAAGTTCTGAATATCTAGCACTAATTGATGCAATTGCATTTTTAGGACAAAGTCTTGCTTTTCGTATAGACCTAGCCAGTAGAGAAAACTTTATTGAATTAGCCGAACGCAAAGAAAGTGTTCTACGTCTTGCAAAAATGCTTAGTTATAATGCCAAAAGAAATATCGCATCTAAAGGGTTATTGAAGTTTGATACTGTAAGCACTACCGAATCGGTTCTAGACAACAACGGAAAAAATCTTGCTCAACAGACTATTGTGTGGAATGACCCTACTAATTCTAACTGGGCTGAACAATTTATCACTGTATTAAATGCATCAATGGCTGATAATACAGTGTTTGGTCGTAGTCAAGGCACATCTGTAATTGACGACATTGCTACAGACCAATATAGATTTAGAACAGCATCAACCGATGTGCCAATCTTTACATTTACAAAGATCGTTGCTGGAAGAAGTATGACGTTTGAATTAGTTAGTACAGGGTTCAAAGGCAAAGAAGAATTGTATGAAGAACCACCAGTACCTGGTAATCAACTAGGATTTGTATATAGGAATGATGGAAAAGGCGGCACTAGTTCAAACACTGGATTTTTCTTAATGTTTAAACAAGGCAGTTTAGAACTTGCAGATTTTTCAATAGATGTACCTACAACTAACGAATTAATAGCCATCGATAGTAACAATATCAATAATGACGATATTTGGCTGTACTCATTAAACTCATTAGGCGCACAGTTAAATGAATGGACTAAGGTATCGTCTTTGATAGGAAACAATATTTCTTATAACAGTATTGAATCCAACATTAGAAATATATATTCGGTAATCACTAAAGAAAATGACAGAGTTGACCTAGCATTCTCCGATGGTGTTTACGGAAATTTGCCCTCTGGTGCATTTAGAGTCTATTACAGGATTAGCAATGGCCTAGTTTATCAAATTGCGCCTAGCGAAATGCGAGGAATTAGTATAGCTGTTCCTTATATTAATAAGTCTGGAGTAAGACATACACTAACAATAACTTTGAGTTTAAAATATACAGTGAGTTCGTCGTCGGCCTCAGAGTCAGTAGCATCAATTAGACAAAACGCACCAGCACAATATTACACACAAAATAGAATGATTACCGGTGAAGATTATAATCTTGCACCACTTTCTTCCTCACAAAATATATTAAAAGTAAAAGCTATCAATCGAGTTTCAAGCGGAATAAGCAGAAACTTTGATCTAATTGATGCCAGCGGAAAATATTCAAATGTTAATGTTTTTGCTTCAGACGGCCTTATCTACAAAGATGAAATAGAAAGATCACTGGCCTTTAAGTATTCTAATAGAATCGATATTATTAATTTTATTAAAAATAGCATTGAACCAATTTTTACCGCAACAGATATCTATAATTTTTATCTAACTAAGTTTGATAAAATTTTGTTTACAGATATTAATTACAGATGGACTCAACTAACTACCGACGTTAATAGTTCTACAGGTTATTTTTACAATAGTATAGATTCTACAATTTTAAAAGTGGGAACATATACCACAAGTACATTAAAATATGCAAATTCTGAAGCATTGATTAAATTCACAGCCCCAGAAGGTAAATCTTTTAAAAGAGGCAAACTAGTAGATACCAACGCCTCTGATCCAGAACAAACTAATTTATTATGGACTAAGATTATTAAAGTAGTTGGAGATGGTACTAATGCCGGTAGAGGTGTATTGAGTACAGGATTAGGTCCAGTTCAGTTCAGTGATGTGATTCCTACAGGTGCAATTGCAACTAGAATTATTCCAAAATTTGTTTCAAATTTAACTGCGGGATTAGAATTAGAAATGACAAATTTGTTATTTTCAAATTTAAATTTTGGATTAAGGTATTCTATAATTGAATCGTCATGGAAGTTAATTACCTCTGCCAATTTAAATTTATTAGATAATTTTAATCTTGGTAAATCGGGAGACACGTCTAACAGCAGTTTAGATTCGTCTTGGATTATTGCATTCATTAAAGAAGCAGACGAATATTTTGTAAGAATTCGTGGACTTGATTATATATTTGGAAGCCTTGAAGAAAACAGATTTTATTTTGATTCAGCGCAAAAAACTTATGACAGTAAAACAGGCAACGTAATAAAAGATCAAGTTAATGTGTTAAGTATAAATCCTGATAGTAATTTATTAGGTCCGTTAAAACAAGACATTATCTTTGAAATTAGTGATACGATAAAATACGATGACGGATACCAAAGTACCAACGAACTAAAAATAGCGTTTTCTGATACCGATGACGACGGAGTAATTGATAATCCTGAAGCATTTGAACAGATTGTGGGAACTGATCTAGCTCTCAATTATTTGTTTTTTAAACAATCTACAGATATTGCAGGAAATACAATAAAAGAATATGTAGATAACAGTGATAATCATATTACTATTGTTCAGAAAGAAAGTCTAGTAAACGTTAACAATTATAATAACGGAGATTTAATATATTTTTATAACAGCGATGAAAATGTTATAAAGCGAGTAGATAGAACAACAAATACATTGATATTAGAAAGTACCTATCAAGCAAATATTGGTCGTGCCGGATTGAAATTTCAGTACGTACACAATGCCAACGTTGATCGAAGAATTGATCCAAGTTCTAGTAATATTATAGATGTATACCTATTAACAAGAAGTTATAATACCGCTTTTAGAAATTATCTAGCAGGAGTTGGAACTGAACCCGAAGCACCAAATAGTGATAGTCTGAGAATAAGTTTTGGTTCTAATTTAGATTTGATAAAATCTATTAGTGACGAAATTATATATCATCCTGTAACTTATAAAGTTCTTTTTGGGCCTACGGCAGACGTAAAGTTGCAGGCAAAATTTAAAGTGGTAAAAAATACCAACAGATTAATCAATGATAACGATTTAAAAGTTAGGATTATTAATTCAATAAATGAATTTTTTGATATTAATAATTGGGATTTTGGAGATAAATTTTATGTTAGCGAACTGATAACTTATATTGTTAATACTGTTTCTCCTAATATTAGTAATATTGCTATTCTTCCAAGACAGCTAACACAATCGTTTGGTAGTTTATTTGAGATACAAAGCAGAGTAGATGAAATTTTTGTCAGCGGAGCAACAGTGGACGATATAGAAATCGTTTCCTCTCTTTCAGCATCCGAACTTAGAATTTCTTCTGATGAAATCATATCGAGTACAAATTAAAAATGGCAGATAAATTTTTTCCAGATAGTCAACTTCCTATAAGAAAGACATTAGATCTCTTGCCTCAGATTTTTCAAACTGAAGCAAACTCAAAGTTTCTTGCAGGAGCTCTAGACCCGTTGGTTCAACCGGGTGTCTTAGAAAAGAAAGTAGGATACATTGGCAAAAGATACGGGAAAACGTACAAACCTAATGAGATCTATCTAGACACAGATCAAACTTTGCGCAGTCGGTATCAATTAGAGCCCGGCGTTGTTGTAGAAACAGATGGCAAAATTAAAAATTTCTATGATTATCTAGACTTTAAAAATCAATTAAAGTTTTTTAATAATAGTGAAGAGCGAGATGATCTAATTACAGCTCAGGAACATTATACTTGGTCACCGCCTATAGATTGGGATAAGTTTGTAAACTATAGAGAATACTATTGGGCACCAGACGGACCACCCCCTATCAAGATTCTAGGCCAAGCTCAAAATATTACTAGCACCTATCGAGTAGGTCTCGGTGTGGGCAGCGTTTATATCTTCACTCCTGACGGACTAACAAATAATCCAACCTTAACATTATATCGAGGACAAACATATAAGTTTCAGGTTAATGTTCCGGGAAATCCTTTATTATTTAGAACTACAATTGATACAGGCACATTACTTTACAATCCTGATTTTCAATATTCTAAAGGACAATTAGTTGTCTTTGATAGCAAATTATGGAAAGCAAAAAATAATATAACCGGCAACGACGGTAGTACCATTGATGAAAATACCGACGACTGGGAATTTGTTGATTTTACCGCTGTATCATCATCCGCATTAAATTATACAAAGGGTATAACAAATTCAGGAATTGAAAACGGAACCATCACTTTTGAAGTTCCGTTAAATGCTCCAGATGTATTATACTATCAAAGTTTTACAGATCCTAATAGATTTGGTAGAATTATTATTACTAATATAGAAGAAAACACTAAAATTGATGTAGAAAATGAAATTTTAGGTAAAGCAACCTATACCAGTAGCAACAACGTAGCTTTTAGTAATGGCATGATTGTTTATTTTATTGGAAAAGTTTTTCCAGAAAAATATAGTAGTAATACGTCTAACAACAAATGGGTAGTTGAGGGTGTAGGAGAAAAAATATCTTTAACTAATGTTGCCGACCTAATTGTGTCTACTACCTTCTCAGACACTGCCCCTGAGATATTATTTGATAATGGCGGATTTGATACACAGCCATTTGACGATGCTAGCGCATATCCTGGAAAGAAAGATTACATTACTATTAATCGTTCTAGCCTAGATTCAAACCCTTGGAGCCGATACAATCGTTGGTATCATCGAGCAGTTTTAGATTATGCCCATACTCTAAATAATTCTAATTTTGATGCTCCGGAAACAACTCGAGCAAAACGTCCAATTATTGAATTCAAACCTAATTTGCAGTTGTTTAATCATGGCTCAATTGCCAAAGCTGCTGTTGACTATGTTGATGATTTTACAACTGATGTATTTTCAGTTATTGAAGGCAGTACAGGTTATATTGTTGACGGTGAATATCTATTCAATGGTGCAAGACTGTTAATAACCAACGATACCGACACGCTAGCTAACAATCAAATTTACATTGTAAATTTTATTACTCACAATAATGTTAAACAAATTAGCCTAACTCGCGAATCTAATGTTGATACTCAGGCCGGAGACGGAGTATTAATACGTCGAGGTATAAAGAATAAAGGAGTAATGTATCATTTTAACGGAATTGATTGGGTTCAGAGTCAATTAAAAACTGCAACAAATCAAGAACCGCTATTTGATATGTTTGATGATAACGAAGTTAGTTTCGGAGATGCTGAAACGTATCCGGTTAGCTCGTTCGTAGGAACTCCTATTCTAAGTTATAAAATTGGTTCGGGACCAACGGATATTGAATTAGGATTTAGCATTAGCTATCTCAATATAGATAATGTGGGCGATATACAATTTAATTTTAATATTGATGCAGATTCATTTAACTATAAACTTGACAACATTAATTACTCTAAAGAAATTTCAACAGGATATTTGAAATTTAATAATGATGAAAGTTTTATTAATGCATGGAACACACTAGATTCTAATTATGTCCAACCAATAATTGACAGCGTAGATATTACAGAATCTACAAACGAAATTACCACAACTATGGTTGATTGGAATTTGTTGGACGATAAGGACATCCGTAAAATACTAGTTTATCTTAACGGAGTACATGTTCGATCGGGTTTTACTAGAACCGCAGGTACATTTGTATTTGACAAACAATTTACAGTAGGTGATACGGTAGCAATTAAACTGTTTGCTGACATTGATCCCAACACAGGCTATTACGAAATTCCTTTGGGATTAGAAAAAAATCCCCTAAACGAAAAAATAAAAACATTTACTTTAGGACAGGCATCTGATCATTTAGCCACAGGATTAGAACTATTAGAAGACTTTACCGGAATATTTCCAGGATTGAATAATCTAAGAGATATTAGCGGTTATCAAACGTTAACAAGAAGATTTTTAAAACACTCAAGTCCATCTCCATTATCTATTGCACTATTATGTAATAAAGAAAATAATATTATAAAATCTATTCAGTATGCAAAAAAATCATACACTGATTTTAAAAATAATTTTATTACTCTAGCATATGAAATATATTACGATCAAACTGCAAATGATTTTGTAGACTCTATTCTAGAAGAGATTAGTAGAACTCAAGATAACAACAGACCCTTTGCTGGATCTGACATGATAGGTAGTGGTGCCCATACTACTATAAATTATACTGTTGAAGATACAGGAATTAAAACATTTGCTCTTTCAGAAAAATTTGATCTAAAAAGCCTAAGCTCACGGGCAGTTTACGTTTACTTTAATAATCAGCAATTATTAGTAAATCGAGATTATGAATTTAATTCTACATTTGGATTTGTTAATTTAATGATTAATTTAACAGAAGGAGACGTAATTCAAATTAGAGAATATACTTCAACGGCTATTAATTTTATACCACCGACTCCAACTAAGTTGGGATTATATAAAAAATATACTCCCAGAAAATTTGTTGACGATACGTATGTGGACCCAAAAGAAGTAATTCAAGGACACGACGGAAGCATAACAATTGCCTACGGCGATTTTAGAGATGACGTTTTATTAGAATTAGAAACTCGAATTTACAACAATATCAAACAAGAATATAACGAGTCTATAATCAACATCGATAATATTCTAGGCGGATATTATGGAAATGCACTCTATGGAAAACCAGCATTAGATAAAATTATTTCTTCAGAATTTTTAAATTGGATTTCTGGAACAAATATTGATTATGTAAACAATTTATATTTCGACAGTGAAAATAGTTTTACATATACCTATAGTAATATGGTAGATCCAACAGGCACTCAAAACTTGCCAGGATACTGGAAAGGTGTTTATAGTTGGTTTTACGATACATACAGGCCACACACAAATCCTTGGGAAATGTTAGGCTTTAGTGAAAAACCATTATGGTGGGAAACTGAATACGGTCCTGCCCCGTATACAAGCAATAACCTAATTCTTTGGGAAGATCTTAGAGACGGTATTATTCGTCAAGGAGAAAGAGCAGGTACTAGAGATAGATACAAGCGTCCATCGATCATGAGTCACATTCCTGTAGATGGCGATGGCAAATTGTTAAGTCCGTTAGATTCGGGATTGGCCGGTAATTTTTCTTTGATCAATAATCAAGGAGCATTCAAAATAGGGGACGATGCGCCAGTTGAAGCAGCCTGGAGAACAAGTTCAGAGTGGCCGTTTGCAATAATTTCTGCTCTTGCCCTATTAAAACCTTTTGAATTTATTACTGATAATTTTAATAAATCATTTATATCAACTAACAAGCTAGGTCAGACAATAAATTTAAAAACTAATTTATTTTCTACTTTTAATGATTTTGTCTATGAGAATACAACAGACACTCCGGTTTCAGGATTAGTAGTTTATATTACAAACTATTTAAAAAGTACCGCTGCGTCAACAGCTACCTTAGAAGATATTGTTGGAAACATAAATGTAAAATTATCTAACAGAATTTCTGGTTTTGTTGATCAGCAACAACAAAAATATATTTTAGATAGTAAAAATCCTAGATCTACATCTAATAGTGTTTTTATTCCGCCAGAAAATTATGACATTATTTTTAACGTTAGTTCGCCAATTTTCAATTTATCCTATAGCGGAGTTATTTTAGAAAAAGTTAATACCGGATGGAAAATTTCAGGATACGACAATTCGACTCCGTTGTTTTACTATTACCAGCCAACTGATTCTCAATCTGATCCTTTAATTTCGGTTGGCGGTCTAAGTGAAAATTTCTTAGATTGGACTGAAAACACATTCTACGGCAACGGTGTAATTTGCAGATTTAAAGATAAATTCTATAGATGTCTTAGTAGCCATACGAGCTCAACTGAATTTTTAGAAAGCACAAACGGTTTAAATATTTGGAAACAACTACCGTCGTTGCCGTTAAATGGTGCAGTAGAAGCATTTAGAAGAAGAAATTTTAATAAATTAAAACTTAAAACTCTGTCATATGGTACTATATTAACCAGTATACAACAGGTAGTTGATTTCTTGTTAGGCTATCAAGAATATCTTAAATCTGTTGGATTTATATTTGACGGATATGATAGAAA